GGGATAATCCGTGGTTCCCTCATGTGCTAGAACAAGAGCGTCAGGAAGACCTCAAGAAGCGCCCGGATGTTTACGATCATATCTGGGAGGGTGACTTCAGGATCTTCTCAGAGGGCGCGTACTACACGCAGGAGATGGCTAACGCCTTACACGAGAACCGTATCGATCGTGTGCCATACGAGCGGTCAGTAGGTGTAGTGACGGCATGGGACTTAGGTGTAGGTGATTCTACGGCCATCTGGTTCGCTCAGTTTGTCGGCCCTGAAGTGAGGCTCATTGATTACTACGAGAACTCTGGGGTTGGGCTAGATCACTACGCACGCATCCTACAAGAGAAAGGCTACGTGTATGACCAGCACATTCTTCCGCATGATGTCCGGGTCAGGGAGCTAGGCAGTGGCCGGTCACGGCTAGAGGTTTTAGATAACTTAGGTGTACGCCCGGTACAGATTGCACCGCAGCTTAACGTAGACGATGGCATCCAAGCGGTCAGGTCTATGCTCGATCTATGCTACTTTGACAAGGACAAATGCGAGAAGGGTATCGATTGCCTCAGGCAGTACAGGCGTCAATACAACGAGTCGATGATGGTCTGGAACGAGCGGCCATTGCACGATTGGACATCACACTGCGCAGATGCCTTCCGTTATCTCGCTATCGGTTATAGGAAGACCTCAGACTGGGGTGAGCCGATCCGTAGGAATTTGCAGGGCATTGTATGAAAATTGTTTTAGATGCTTGTTGTGGTGGCCGCATGATGTGGTTCGACAAACATGATGATCGTTGCCTGTTTGCTGATTGCAGAGAGGGCGTGATGGGAATAAGTCATTTGCCATCGGCTCAGGGTAGAAGCCCCAAATCGGTACAGCCTGACGAGCTACATGATTTTCGTGATATGCCATATGAAAACGAATCATTCCATCATGTCGTTTTTGATCCTCCACACGTTCGCAATATATCTATGAAGTCTGTTACTGGCTTTAGTTATGGCTCGCTAGATAAAGATACGTGGCAGGATGATTTGCGACTAGGATTTGCTGAGTGCTTCCGTGTATTGAAGCTCAATGGCACACTAATATTTAAATGGAATGAAGTGGATATTCCTCTGCGAGAGGTTTTGGCTTTGACGCCAGAGAAGCCGTTGTATGGTCATCGTAGCGGCAAGAAAGCAAACACACATTGGGTGGCATTCCTAAAAGGCATTGTCTGATATAATCGGGGCTTCATAATGGAGGCTCTATGGCAATTGGCTCCCGCTTACGTGGCATAATCGATGAACTCATAGCTACTGGTTACCCTGATCAGGTGGCTGAGCGTATTGCTACTGGCGACCTTCCGATGGACACGGCCTCGCGTATGCAGCGTGCTGAGGCTATGGGCTTCGACCCTAGTGACGTGCAATTGCATGGAACGTCAGATGACATAATCGCATTCCGCAAAGATTTATTGGGGGAGCGAGATCCCGGCTATGTTGGTAAGGGCGTGTACACAACGCCAGAAGCGCGGCTCGCATCGTCATACGCAAACATGGCCCCACCACGAGAAAGAAACATTGCAGGCGATTACTCAAGCCCCAATGTAATGCCGTTGTTAACGCGCGCCGGTGATTACCAGCAATTTGGTCTAGCAGATAAGCGTAATTTAGCAAATCAAATACGGCAAAACCCTGAAGTAGCGAGCGCTCTGACGGAGGAGTTGCTCGACGCAGGAAAAGCGGGCGCTGAAGTGAGAGATATAACAGGAGCGTTAGTAGAGCGATCTACGTTTGACCCGCGAAATATACGCTCACTGTTCGCCGCATTCGACCCTGAGTACAAAGGCTCAAATATTCTTGGGTTTCAAGGTGGGTCACAATCACCATCACTCATAGATGCTGCAGCTCAATCTGCTGTGGGCGCAGCATCAATGGCAGCCCCTGAGACGCCAGAGGGCGAGCTGTACCAAGGCTTAACCGATAAGATGATTGATTACCTTACTGAGCAGATGGGCGGCTCAGAAGAGGATAGAGAGCGTGCTGAGTATATATCGATGGGGATGGACTTCTTGCCATTTATCGGTGCTGCGAAAGGCGTATCTGAAACCTTTGATGCGTATAAGAACGACGATACGCTTGGTATGGCTCTCGGTGCCGGCGGCATACTTGCCGGGATGATTCCGTTTGGTCGAGGCGCATACAAAAGCGCATTAGGCATTTCCGAAGAAGCGCCATTAAGAGACATAGACAAGCGCTTCAGCTATCAGCCAATGGATGGTGGTAATCAGCGAAAATTTGATATGGCGCGCGGTCAGTCGCTGGATTTCAATGTAGAAAATAGGCCCCTAAAGATACAGTCAGACAATCTTTCGTTAGCTGATTTTGAAGGTCGACCATACATATTCACGCAGTCAGACAGGTCGAGAGCGGGCGGCATTCTCACAAGAGTAGGCGGTCAAGATATAGAGCCAATCGATCTTCGTGGTGGCCGAGACTTTATGTTTGACGCGCCTAGCGAGGGCATGGTCTGGGCGTCAGCTCCAGATGTTGTTGGGAAGCTGGACTCAACGGCGCAAAAGCTCGCAAAAGAGTACGGCCAAGACCCATTGTTGCTTCCATATTCAATGCAACCTACGGGAATAGATTTCAGTACGTTTCCTGTGGATGCCATGATTAACACGGCACGCAGTGGCATGTCTAAAACGAACATCAAAAAACTCGATAGCAAAATTAAAAAAATCTTGCCGGATTGGCAGGGAGTGGCTAGTCCCGACTCTAATTATGCCTTTAGAACCGCTACAGGAGATCAGCGTAAGGCCATCATGCGATTAATAGATTCGGATTTTAAAGACGTGCCGGGAGGCATGTCGGCGGCTGAAGCTCGTGTGGTTACCTCTGATCCTGCTCAATACACCACATCAGGCGGCATGGTCACAAATGTTGGTTTGCTAGATACATCTAAACCTATTTATGCCGATAGCGGTCATCCTACTTATATTGCGGGGCTTGCTGGCGAAGGTTTGGGAAGGCTTGAAACTCCAGTCACAATTATGCCGCAATCTCGATTGCGCGGTAGAAATATTAGTGACACTCCAACTGACGCTGAGCTAGGTGCAGCAATGAGGTCTATGTCTATGAACCCTGCGGCGCAGATTGGGTTGATCGATGAAGAATTCTTGCGCGCGTACTACAAGTAAAGCGGTGATATAATATGGCTACACCGAGAAAAGGTAAGGCAAAGGTTAAGGTTACGGCCTCCGGCAAGAAAGTTTCGTATGGGCAAGCCGGCAAGGCCAAGGATGGTAAGTCGCGAGTACGGCCCGGAACCAGCAAAGGCGATGCCTATTGTGCGCGCTCTTCTGGTCAGATGAAGAAACACCCGAAAGCGGCTGCCAATCCTAACTCACCACTCAGGCTTTCACGTAAGCGCTGGAAGTGTTCCGGCACTAAGTCGAGGAGAAAGTAAATGGCATGTGGTTACGGTAAGAAGAGAAAGGGGAAGAAACGTGGCAAATAAAGGATTTAAAACTTGTGCGGGCTGTCCAACACCATCACTTTGCAAGGCGAGCGGTAAGTGCAGAGCCAAGAAGCGGAGTAAGCGATATGGCAGCAAGTAAGAAAGGCTTATATGCCAACATTCATGCTAAGCGTAAGCGCATCAAAGCCGGATCTGGCGAGAAGATGCGTAAAGCTGGCGAGAAGGGCGCGCCTACAGCCAAGCAGTTCAAGAAGGCCGCTAAGACAGCTAAGAAGAAGCGTAAGTAATGGCACTGACTAACTACTCTGAGCTAAAAAGCTCCATTGCTGACTTCCTTAACCGTGACGACCTGACATCGGTAATACCGACGTTTATCTCATTGGCTGAGGCTCAGTTTGCGCGAGATCTCCGTCACTACAAGATGGAGAACCGTGCTACTGGTACGATCGATAGTCAGTACATGACGAAGCCCGGCGATTGGCTTGAGACTATCCGCATCCACCTAACGAGCAACAACACTCGTGCGCTGGATCTGGTGAGCGCTCAGACGATGGCTGATAAGCGATCAGGCAATCTCGATACTTCCGGCGTGCCAAGGTTCTATCGGCACTCAGAGAATCAGTTTGAGTTCTTCCCTACCCCAGATGGGTCGTATGGCGTAGAGCTATTGTATTACCAGCGAGTACCTGCGCTGTCAGACTCGGACACGACTAACTGGCTACTGACCGAAGCCCCTGACGTGTATTTGTATGGCTCATTGGTACACAGTGCGCCGTATCTATCGGACGATGCTCGCACAGCGGTATGGGCGCAACTTTATGGTGCTGCAATGCAGCGTCTTAACCAATCATCGGATGAGGCTGTCTTCTCAGGCGTGGGCCTCGTCATGAAAAACAGGGGACTCGCATGAGCTTTACTAACTACCTTGAAACAGAAATCCTAGACCATGTGTTTGGCGGCAGCGCCTACACAGCTCCCGGCACTCATTATCTGGCCTTGTTCACAGCGGCACCTAGCGATACCGGCGGTGGCACAGAGTGTTCTGGCACTAGCTACGCCCGGCAGACTGTCGCGTTTACTGTGTCTGGCAATGAGGCCACTAACAGTGCGGCTGTCGAATACCCAACGGCAGGAAACAACTGGGGGACGATCACTCACGTAGGCGTATTCGATGCGGCATCTAGCGGCAATCTAATGGCTTATGGCACGTTGTCAGCATCTAAGGCCGTAGAGACCGGGGATGTATTCCGTGTACCTGCTGGTGACTTAGACATCACGCTCGACTAATGAATTACGGTCAGTGGAAATACGGCTATGCCGCGTATTCCACGGCTGATCTTGAGGAAGGCACTAGCTTAGGGCCAGCAACATCCTCAGTAGCCGTTAGCTGTGTACGTGTTAGGTTTGGCGATCTAACCGTCACAGTAACGTCTGCGACTACTCCGGTGGCAAGTTGTATCCGTGTAGCCGGGGCCACCATTACAGCTACGGCGAGCACATCATTTGCTGCAACGCGTGTGCGCAAGTCGTCGGTTGTTATTTCTGCATCATCTAGCACGGCATCCGCTGGCGAAAAGATAAAGCTGGGCGCATCAACAGTATCTGCGTCCGCTACCGTTGCATCAGCCGCTCAGAGGGTTAGAGAGGCCGATACAGCAATTACAGCGGCTTCGACTACTTCTGTCATTGCCGGCGTCATACGGCAGGTATCGAGCGTTATATCGGCTTCTGCGACGATCACACCTAATGGCGAGCGTGTCTTTATTGCCGACACGGCCATTGCTGGGTCTAGCGCGGTTGCTATCGAAAGTGCAAGGACAAGGAATTCTGCGTCTGCAATCGCTGCAAGTGGTATAATTAGCGCCAGTGGCGTAAATGTAGTACGCGGGGCGCTGTCAATCGCAGGTGTGGCGACAGTAACTCCGAATGGCGCAGT